CGATGAATAAAAATAACAAGGAGGGGATAGGTAACGATAATAAAACGAGAAAGTGTTCAGAACTTGAAACTTTAAGGAAAGCTGAAGGCTTTCCACACGGAAATGACTCGTGTCTACGAACTTTCTCCTCCAAAATAAATAAAGTAGCATTCCTTTCTGATGGAAAGGACTACTTCTTAAGGAAGCATTGCTAATATTAAAGTATTCAAAGTGAATATTAGAAAATTTAAGATTTTCGGGGGTTTTGGGACAACTTAATCTAGAGGTTAAACTAAAACACTAAAAACCAAATATTAAATCTATCAAAACAAGAAAAATGTGCTTTTCCGGAACCATCCGAGCACACTAATCCACAAACATAGGTTTTAGATTAAATATTGTAAAAAAAAGGCATGAAGTGCAACTTAAATTACGAATTTTTCAATAATGTGGCGATATTTTATTTTGTTTTTTTGATTTTGCAACATAAAAAGCGAATAACGAACACATGATGATTCCGAGGAAATATATTAATACATATTTTACATTAATATAAGCCCTAACAAACAACACAATAGCCCAAACATAAAAGGATTAAAACATATTACAAGAGTAATAACGATTATCTAAAATATTATGAATATCCTCAAAAGGATAATCCAAAGTCTTAAGTTTAATTGTGGATAAAGCGGTGTTTATTGTTTTTAGCCAACGATCATAAAATCCTCTGCCGTGGCTAAAGGCGAGGTATAGGGAATTTTCAAGATTCTCATAAAATTGACGACGAGGAGAATCTGACTTGCGCATCCAGTAAGCTAGATCGAAAATGCTTTCTGGGTCAAGGGGTGCGGTAATATATGAAATTTCTGGGTCTTTGTGCCATCTTCGTTTAAGAAATTGAACATCGGAAACTGGCTTTCCTGTAAGCATAATAGGATGTTCAACATCTACATCTTCTTTTCCAAAGGCCATAGTTACTTTCCAGCCAAATCTTTCATATAATTTAATTAATATCCTTCCGTTAAACCAGGATATTATTTCTTTTGCTATTGCTATAGTTAGGTCGTCACTATAAAGTAAAGCGAATACAAATATCTTAAAATAATGCCAAGAACTAAAATGATTCATTCCTGCTTCTTCACATGCAATTTGATAAAGGGTATATAATAGCAAAATATGCCCGATTGTATTGATATCGGTTGTGCCTGGATATCCAGAACCCATTCCGCGATGGGGTTGATAGATAGCGTCACCAATTTGAACGAAACCTTGGCAACAATTTGCAGCAATGCACAACCTAGCTGTTGTTTTCCCATCATTATAAAAACCATCTGCAACTCTGGTGGAACTATTGAAAATTTGCATGGTAAAACTTCCATCCCACTGTCTAACATCAAAGTCCCAGGCCATATGTGAAACCGCGCATAGGTTTCTATATGC